GACATATATTTCATAAAGAGTTCGTCCCTCTCTGCTCTCTGAATCAGCGCATCCGCTTTTACATATTCCGCTTTCAGATTTCCATCTTTTTTGAACATTTCCGTGTGTTCACTCTTAAATGCATCAAGTGTACCCTCGAAATATCTATCAACATAGCTGCCAACCATCAATGCTGTTGAGCTTGCCTGCGCATACTCGCCTTTGAGTTTTGCAAGGGCAGCCTCCTCGCAAGCCACCCTGCCATATGTACCGTTGAAATCCTTGAACTGGGATACGGACATATACTCATAATTTGCAATGTCTGAATAATAATTTTCTTCTGTCAACTGCATTCCCATTTCTTAGACCTCCCTGTACTCTGCTCCAACAAATTTGATATAATCCAGAATCTTTTTATGCTGTTCTTCGTTTCCTCTGACCTGGATTGTCCAAATCTTTTTGCCTCCACTTAATCCCGGCTGCTGTGTTACCGGATTAGCAATCGTTCCGGTTACTGCCTGCTGATATGCGTGTCTTTCAATGCTTTCGATTGCCTTTCCCATTTCAGTCTTAGGTTCTGCAGAAGCGACAGGCTCCGGTGCTTTCTCTGGTTCCTGCGGCTGTTCTTCCTTTTTGGCAAGTGCTTCACGCTTTGCCGCCTCTTCTCTCTCCCTCTTCTGTCTTTCTCTTTCCAGAATCATTTCTTTCTGCTTGCGAAGCTCCTGGACCTTAGATAACGCCTCGGATAATACCAGATTTCTCTCATATACCTTTTTCGCATCCTCTCTGAAATCTTCCTCAATTCCATCAAGGATGTTCAGGTCGCCTTTTGTATTCTCAAATGCAGTATTTACCGCATCCTGCCAGGTTTTCTTCGTGGTGGATTTGTTCTCCCACTTACTGTCATAAATCTTAGATTTCAGCTTAGAGGCAACTGTTTCCGGTAATTCTGCAAACACTTCTGCCATGTATGCAAGAATTTCCTCTTTTTTCTTCTTTTTCTGTTCCTCTTCGTAATCCTTTACCTGCTTTGCAATCGTATTGATAGGCTCATCAATAAGCTGTGTCAGCTCCTTTGCCTGTTTTTCCATCTCATTGTATGGCTCCAGGCACTTCTTTTTGACGTCTTTTCTTCTGTCCTCAACGGATTCTTTTAACTTTCTAAGATATGCAACGGTTTTCTTCGCATCTGCGATTGAATCATCGTCAAACACAATGCCAGTGTATTTCTTCATCTCTGTGGCAAGTGCCGTTTTCAATTCTTCAAAATTCCAGTTAATTTTTCCTACTTCCTGTTTTACTACTACCTGTAATTCGTTCATTTTCTCATCCTCCTGTTATTTCCAAGGTAAATCGTCCATTGCTGATTCATCCGGCATCATAAAACCCATGCCATCAGGCATCGGCTGTGGCTGTTCCTCCTGCTGCTGTTCAAAAGGAATTGCCTGCTGTGTCGGTTCTTTTGTTTCCTGCGGTTGTGACTGTTCTACCGGTACAGGCTCTTTCTTCGCCTGCTCCATCTGCGCGAACACATCAACCGGCGCGCCATTATCCGGTAATGCGGCTGTAGCTGTTCTTCCATCAATGAACACCGGCTGACCGTTTTCAAACTCCACATCGCCGCCTGCAAGATATGCTTTCTGCTGTTCGATGTTGTCAAAATCAAGGTCAATCAGCTTGCACAATCTGCGGAGGACTGTCTTTTTATACATCTCTCCTGTGCTACTCTTCCAAGCCTGGCTGTCTTTGGCTTTGGAATATGTATTTCTGACATTCTCGATTTCTTCTACGCTCATGGTGTCATACATCATTGAGCCATCTTTGAAAACTACAATCGCAAAAGCTCCAATCATTGGCTTGTTGGAAAACGGCTGTGGTCTGTAGATTACATTCTGAACGCCTGCGTCCACCTTTTCTGTAAAGAAATCATCCTGTCGGACCACTTTTGCAAAAATGTCCTTAATCGGATTTCTGGAAAATCTCTTGCACATTTTGATTTCGCCTTTATAGTCCGTTTGAAAATTAAGTTCCCCTCCATACGGAATTGCGTAACATTCTCCGTTGAAATAATCCAACCCCAGATATGCCGCTTTGCACAAGCACACTGCCATTGATTCAAATGTCAGCTTGCAAAGCTCCGTCTTTTTCTTTTTGTCTTTCAGCATTTCGGAAATAACCGTAACCGTATTCAAGGCGAAACGCTCCTGATTAAATCCTGCTGGCAATGCTGCTTTGTGGGTAGTTAATTCCTTGATAATCGAACTCTGCACCCCTGAAAGCCACTGTTTTTCTGTCATTTCTGCCATCGTCTGTAACCTCCTGTTTTTGTGTTTTTATATATCTCTCAAATTCCATCATCCCGGTTGAAACTTCATTTATTGCATTTCTGATAAAATATTCTTTTATCACGTCCGGGAGTAAATACGGAATGTAAGATTCATCCTTACCGGCTACTGCCGCTTTTCTCTCTGCGTACTGCACCAGTTCTGTAAACTTCCTGTCTGTCATGCTGTACCCTTGCTTTTCTGCGTCTTTTCTTATGTCCTCGTATAATTCCTGCATCAATCAGCACTCCTCTCATCATCCTTATGAGCCATTCCAGAAAAAGCATAAATGCCGGTGCTAACCATTCGCCGCCTATTGCAAAATGCCCCTGCGTGTTGTATCTCACTCTGATGAGCACTCCTAACAGTGTGAATCCAACAGTTAATGCTATCCAGTGTTTCACTATCATGCGTTCCAGCATCTTTCTCATTCCTCCCTGTCTATGTAAAAATCATGCCCGCCATGCGAATACAGGTAATTCAGATTATCTCTGTGCCATGTGCTACTGCTTTCACTCTCGAAATAGGTTGCTCCCAGGCTGCCGTCCCATTTTTCTGATACAATCATCTGCAAAGCCTCAAAGCATTCTTTGTTCGGCTCAACTTTTTGGAATCTTCCGTTTGCAACCGGTGTGAATTGCCCTTTTTCGTAAATCACTTCTGACACCGTATCAGGAAATCCCTCTGCTTTTGTTCTATTCAGAACTACCAACATGACAAGAGCTTTCCCCTCCACATCTTCGCCCTCGGCTTCTGCCATGGCTATTTTGCAAAGCATATAGGCATCATCTGCATTTATTTCTTCATTCATGATTGTGCTGGTATATTCTGTCTTGAATGTTTCCTGCGGTTCCTCTGTGGTAATTGTTTGTGTGTTATCTTCAATAGAAACTTCATAACCAGATACATCCTGCGCTGATGCAGTATATCTTTGTTTCCCATGCATACACACTGTCATTTGAACTGCGGCAAACATCATCGCCGCATCAACTACAAGGACCTTAATTTTTCTTTTATGCGCTCTTTGCATTGTTATCTCCTTTCAGCGGCGTAACGAATATCCCTAAATCAAGTTCTGGCATCGACTGTACAGCCTCCAAAAGTTCCTCGTCAGAGCAAATATTAAATTCTTCTTTCAGGACTTCTTTCAGTCTGTCAATCAGTTCCATGATTTTTACTTCCTCTCCGCCATCATTCGCAGTTCTGTAATAGCCTTATAAACTCCATCTAAAGACTGAACCATTTCTTTCAGTTCTTCTCTCTCGGCTGCCTCAACCTTTCCGTCCTCGGCAATCCTCAATAATGTTTTTTGGATTTTGTCGATTTTCTCATCCTCCAACCCTGAAAGCATTCTTACCGTAATGCCCTCTATGTTCCCTGCCTCTGTTGCTATTGGCAGTTCCTTTCCTATCGGACATTCACTCTTGCAGTAGATGCATTTCAGCTCTGGTGCGTTGTACACCTCCGCCATCATCACAACCACATCTACAGGAATGTTTTTCGTTATTCCCAATTCGTAATGTGCAAGGGTTGATTCGGAAATCCCAAGTATTTCAGCCGCCCCGGCTCTGCTGTTCAATCTCTCATTATGTATTGCAGCTCTTTTCCTGCACTCAAAATACACGTTTTCGTTCATATCCTGTAACCATCCTCTATGTCAGTTCTCTTCGCTTTGCCCTATACTATTAGCAGGTTGATAAATGGCGTCGTAATCATTGCTGATTCCCAGGCAATCGCTCACTTTGTTTACTGCCGGTTGGCTGTAAATCCTGCCGTTAATAATTGAGGATAAATATGGTCTTGCCAGCCCGGTTTTTGTTGCCAGCTCGGACACATCCATGTCCTTGTCAATTAAGGTGTGCTTTACCAACTTGCACCAAGGCGGAAGTCTTTTCTTCATCTCGCACCCTCCCTTTCTCGGTTCCGCTTATTCTTTACTTTTGTAAGGTTCTCATGTAAAATAATGAGTATGTAATCTTTATTTCATTCTCAAATGCATCTTACATTGGTAACTATAACTCATAGTTTTGAGTAGGTCAACCCCTGTAACGCATTTTTTTGAGTTTTTATTTTAGGAGGTCATTATGTTATACGATAGATTTCGTGAAGCCTGTGAAAAGCGAGGCACTACAATAACACAAGTTCTGCGTGATATAGGGCGTGCAGAGGGAAATACAGGGAGCTGGAAAGCAGGAAAATCCCCGAAACTGGACATTGTTATGGAAATGGCTGAACACCTCAACATGACATTGGATGATTTTGTATATGGCGATAATCCACCTATCGCAAAACCATCAACGCAAAATAGTGAGTTATCCGATATGGAGCAGGAACTTCTTGAGGTTTTCTCCCACATACCGGCGGACAGACAGCAACTGTGTCTGGACTTCTTACGCACTCATATGGTCCAACCCGAAAAGTATGCCGACAAGATGAACGCGTAATCACTTTGGACTATGCCAGATACCGGCGTCTTAATAAACCGGAATAATTTCAGAAAGGACGGTGTGCTATGTCAAAAACTGACAATATCATAAAGCTGTATGAGCCATCATCCAAAGGCAATGACAGCGAGCGTGATGCTTACGTTCAGGAACTCCAACGTTTGCTCGCTTGCTATCAGCTTGCCAGTTCAGATGATAAAAATGTCGTTTGGGCAGTGCTGAACAAATATGCACCGCATATCAACACGATATAGCCCCAGGCATGGGGCTTTTCTTGTTGTATGGGAAAATCATTATGAGAAATAAATCATTGGCAGGAAGAGCCAATAACCGGGCAGAACGCCCTCGTAAGGTTGCTATTTACATTCGTGTATCTACAACCCATCAGATAGATAAGGATTCTCTGCCGATGCAGCGCAAGGACCTTATCGCATATTGTGAACTTATCCTCGGCATTGAGGATTACGAAATATTTGAGGATGCAGGGTACTCCGGGAAAAACACCGACCGGCCTGCGTTTCAAGAAATGATGCAGAAAATACGTGCCGGCTCATTCTCCCATTTACTTGTCTGGAAGATAGACCGTATCTCTCGTAATCTTCTGGACTTTGCAGAAATGTACGAAGAGCTTCAATCCCTGCGAGTAACTTTTGTCAGCAAAAATGAGCAGTTCGATACTTCAAATGCTATGGGTGAAGCTATGCTCAAAATCATTTTAGTGTTTGCGGAACTCGAACGCAACATGACATCGGAGCGTGTTACTGCAACAATGATTTCAAGAGCTAACCAGGGATTGTGGAATGGCGGCAGGATTCCTTATGGATATTCCTACGATGCGGAAACTTCTGCGTTCTCCATCATCCAGGATGAAGCGGATGTGTGTCAGCTTATGAAAACAGATTATTTTGAGCATAAATCCATTATTCATACTGCCAGGTTACTGAACGATAAGAAAATTCCTACCCGGTCAGGTGCGCTCTGGTCCCCTACTGCGGTATGGAAAATACTGTCCAGTCCTTTTTACGCCGGTGTCTACCGGTACAACCATTACAAAGGAACTGAAAACAGAACTCTCAACCCGGAGGAAGAATGGGTGCTTGTCCCAGACCATCATCCTGCAATATTCACTTTGGAAGAACACGAAAAATTATGTGATATTCTTGATGCGAACAAAAGAACCGCCAATCTTCCAGGGCGAAAACACCGGGCAAAAAATGTGTATGTGTTCTCCGGCATCCTTTATTGCGGAAAATGTGGTAATAAACTGGTTTCCACTCCCGGCAGATTGCAGGCAGATAATTTCCGCACTACCACTTACTCATGCCCGAAAAAGAGGAAAACGCACGAGTGTGATAATCCATCTGTAAATGATTTGATTGTTGGAGAATTTGTTATAAATTATATTTTGAATATGCTCAACGCAAAAAGTTCTTTTTCCTCCATCAACTCCCCTGCGGAACTTGAAGAGCGTTTGCTTTATGGTGGCTCATTCAAGGACGTGCAGCATATCTCGGAAGATGGTCTGAATGAATTTTACAATCTTCTATCTCGGTACGGCTCGGATAGTTCCTATGTCTTTGCTGTAAAACACC